CAGTCCATGACCCCAAGGGCGATGTGGCGTTGTACGTCACGCAGTCCTGGGCAAATTACACCGAGCCGGGTCAGTATCACCACAAGCACGCGCATCCGAATAGCTTTATCAGCGGTGTGTTCTACCCGCAGGCAGATCGGGAAGTGGACAAGATTTACTTTTACAAGAGCGGCTATGAGCGGATCAAAGTCCAACCTGATACATGGAACCACTGGAACTCGGAGAGTTGGTGGTTCGAGGTGGGATCGGGCGACTTGATTTTGTTCCCATCGCATCTTGAGCATATGGTTGAAACGAAAGTTGGGAATGAAACTCGGATCAGCATTGCGTTTAACACTTTTCTCAAGGGACACATTGGTGTCGATGAGAGCTTAACTGGACTGGAATTAGGAGAAGACTGATGGCACATTTCGCGGAGCTTGGCCCCAATAACGAGGTACTGCGCGTTATCGTGGTCGACAACAGAGACACAGCCGACGCTAACGGCATCGAGAAGGAACACATCGGCGCAGCGTTCTGTGAGCGCCTGCTGGGCGGTCGTTGGGTGCAGACAAGCTACAACGGCAACAAGCGCAAGAACTACGCTGGTCAGGGTTACACCTTTGACGAGCAGCGTGATGCGTTTATCCCGCCCAAGCCGTTTGCATCCTGGGTGCTGATTGAAGAAACTTGCCAGTGGAAAGCACCGGTAGATGCGCCCGATGACGGCCAGATGTATTCATGGGATGAGGCTACGACCTCATGGAAAGCACAAGAAGCCGCTTGAGGTGAATCATGGACGCTGAACTGCAAAAAGTAAAACTGGAAGCAGAGGTTGAGCTTGCCAAGCTGGAGGCTACTTCCCCTGCAAAAGAAGTGGCTGGCAAGGCTATCGGCAAGTTTGGTCTTGCTTCTATCGTAACTATTGTAGTAATCGGCGTCCTTGCTAGTCTGTGGCTGGAAGAAAGCAAGATGGCTGCGGTCATGGGGCTTCTGGGCGCATCGCTTACGGCGTTAATCTCGATGCTAAACAGCATCGCTGGTGCCACGCCCAAACAGGACAAGCCCGAGTTCGAGGTCATGAAGCAGTTGATTGACAAGCTAGACAAGCTAGATCGTCAGGAGCCTGCCATGCGCGTGGATGTCGAGGACGGCAAAGTCACGGTGCGCAAAGGTGACGATATGGTCACTGCCGGAGGAAGATAATGCTGCCACTGCTTGCACCGATCCTGACCCAACTTGCGGGCGCTGGCTTGCAGAAGGTGGCTGACTCCGTTCTGGATAAAGGCTTGGAGCATGTCGAGGAGAAGCTCGGCATCAAGCTGGAGCCTAACGAGAACGGCGTGCTGGACGACGGCAAGCTAGCAGAGATACAGATGGCTGCTATGAAGCACGCAGAGTTCATGGCAGAGATTGATCTGAAGAACACGCAGGATGCGCGGGACATGCAGGAGAAGGCGATGGAGAACGCTGACCCTGTGGTGCGCCGGTTCGTCTATCTGTTTGCAGCGTTCTGGTCGGTGTTCGCAGTTAGCTACATCATTCTCATCACGGTCGCCGATATCCCGGAGAAGAACATCCGCTTCGTCGATACGGTTCTCGGCTTTATTCTTGGTACGGTGGTGGCTACCATCCTGAACTTCTTCTTTGGTTCTAGCCAGAGCAGCAAGGACAAGACCAAGGAGCTGATGAAGAAATGAAGCTCTCGCCGAATTTCACGTTAGAGGAAATGACGGTCAGCGACTATGCGGCACGGCACGAGCTAGACAACACTCCGCAGAACGAGCACCTGTTAAACCTGAAGCGCTTGGCGGCATTCTTGGAATCGCTGCGGGCGCTGCTGGGTAAGCCAATCAGTATTAACTCTGCGTACCGCAGCCCGGAAGTCAACACGGCTATCAGAGGCTCGAAGACGAGTCAGCATTGCCACGGTACAGCAGCAGATATTCGTGTGGCTGGGATGATCCCAGACCAAGTAGTCAAGCGTATCATTGCGTCAACGTTGCCATACGATCAGGTTATCCGTGAATTTTCAGATCCGGTGCGTGGTGGTGGATGGACGCATGTCAGCATCCCGAACGCGCCAGACGGCAAGCCTCGGAAGATGGCGCTTATCATCGACAAGAAGGGCACGCGCCCGTACAAGTCAGGTGGGTAAAAATGCCGTTACAGCTTTTACAATTTCGCCCTGGCATCAACCGTGAGGGCACAACGCTTGCAAACGAAGGCGGCTGGTACGAGTGCGACAAGATACGCTTCCGCTCGGGCTATCCGCAGAAGTTGGGTGGATGGCAGCCTATTACGCCCAACACTTACCTCGGCGTTGCCCGTGGGCTAATCAACTGGGTCACGCTCAAGGGTTATAACCTGCTGGGTGTTGGCACCAATCTGAAGTACTACATTGAGTCTGGCGGCGTCTACAACGACATCACGCCTGTCAGGGCTACGGTTACGCTGACAAACCCGTTCACAACGGTTGCTAGTTCCAAGACTGTCACGGTAACAGACGCAGATCACGGCGCCATCACAGGCGACTTCGTGACGTTTTCTGGTGCCACGGCAGTAGGTGGGTTGACGCTGAACGGTGAGTTCCAGATTACGTACGTTAGCAACAGCGAGTACACCATTCAATCTCCTACTGCTGCTTCATCGAGTGCGACCGGCGGCGGTACGGTTACGGCTACCTATCAGATCAACACGGGTCTTGCCGTCTACAGCTACGTCACAGGCTGGGGCACAGGCTTGTGGGGCGGTTTTGTCACAGGTGCGCAGCAGACTACATTGTCGGCATCGCTGAACTCCAGCAACACCAACATTGCTGTGGTGTCTACTACCGGCTTCTCGAACGCTACTGGCACGGTATTGATTGAGCAGGAACTTGCCACCTACACCGGTAACACGGCGGTGCTATTTACTGGAGCCACACGCGGAGCGAATGGCACGGTTGCAACCTCCCATGCAAACAGCACGGTGGTGTATAACGCCAACACATTTACTGGCTGGGGTCAGTCATCTGCCAGCAGTATTGGTTTGCAGTTGCGTCTGTGGTCGCAGGCAAACTTTGGCGAGTATCTGATCATCAATCCACGCAACGGTCCAATGTACTTGTGGATACCGCAGTACACGGGCGCGAACGTGTTGCTGTTTAATGATCCAGCCAAGCTGCTATCTCCATCATCGTCCGGTCTTTATCAGACAGATGCAGACTGTCCTGTAGTGGTGTCGCAAGTTATGGTGTCTGACGCGTCACGGTTTGTGATTGCTATGGGTGCCAACGACTATGGCAGTTCAGAGCAGAACCCGATGTTGATCCGCTGGTCAGATCAGGAGAACTACAGCACTTGGACGCCTGCCATTACGAACCAGGCTGGTAGCTATCAGCTATCTAGCGGTTCCACGATTGTGACTGCTATCCAGACGCGGCAGGAGATATTAGTCCTGACAGATGCGGCGGTATATTCCATGCAGTATCTGGGGCCACCGTATGTATGGGGCTTCAACATTCTGTCGAATAACATTTCGATCATCGGGCCGAATGCTATCGGTGCGGCAAACAACATTGTGTACTGGATGGGGCTAGACAAGTTCTACGTGTACACCGGTCGTGTGGAAACGTTGCCATGTGCGCTGCGCCAGTACGTGTACGGCGATATCAATCTGGAGCAGAGCTATCAGGTGTTCTGCGGCAGCAATGAGGGCTACAGCGAGATTTGGTGGTTCTACCCGTCGGCTGACAGCACGGTGGTAAACCGGTACGTGATCTTCAATTATCTGGACAAGGTCTGGTACTACGGCACGTTGGATCGCAGCGCTTGGCTCGATAGCCCGCTGCGCAATTACCCGATGGCGGCTACCTACAATCACACTGTTGTGTTCCACGAGAACGGCAACAATGACGTTGAAGTCAACGGCACGGTGAATCCGATAGAGTCGTACATCCAATCGTCAGACTTTGATATTGGTAACGGTCACAACTTTGGGTTTGTGTGGCGGATGATTCCTGATATTACGTTTGACGGATCTGATAATGCTGCGCCTACCAAGCCGGAAGTCACGTTTAGCGTACGGCCACGGCAGAACCCTGGTGCGCCGTATGCAAATTCAGCCAATGCTTCTGTCACGTCCACGCAGTCTTACGCCAACCAGCGTAACTACACGGTGCAGGAGTTTACGGAGATTGTGTACACGCGGATTCGCGGACGGCAGATGGCATTCAAGATCAGCAGTGATACGCTGGGTACGCAGTGGCAGTTGGGTGTACCAAGGCTTGATGTTCGAGCAGATGGGCAGAGGTAAGCATGTCTACGGGTACCACAAAATCACCAGCTTTACCAGTTGCTCCGGTAGAATACAGTCGCACTTATCAGGATCAGTTGAATTCTATTTTGCGGTTGTATTTCACGCAATTAGACAACGCCGGGGTAAGTGCTGGCTCTGCTTTACGGACTGGAAACACTGTTGTTGCGGCGTGGAATTTCAGCACGGTCGATCCGACAACCGGCAACACAGTAGTCAGTTTTGCAACAAGCGCAGATGAGTCTGCTGGCAAGTTGCGTATAGGCGATGTCTACTATGACCTTGCCACTAACGTATTGAAGATAAAGGTGTCCTGACATGAGCCTTCACACTTTAGCTCAACACTTACAGAGCGCTGGTCGTGGCGAGGACAAAGTCCTTGTCCACATGACGCCTGGTGAGGTACGTGGGCTGCAATCACTGGCGATGGCGCACGGCGGTAGTCTGACCATTAACCCAGAAACTGGCCTACCAGAGGCTGGGTTCTTGCGGTCTTTGTTGCCGATGCTAGCTGGAGCAGCGTTGACCATTGGTTCCGGCGGGGCGCTTTCACCGTTAATGGCCTCCATGATTGTTGGCGGTGGTACGGCTGCTGTGACGGGCAGTTTGCAACAGGGTCTGATGGCAGGCTTGGGCGCTTACGGTGGAGCAGGATTGGGTAGTGGATTGTCAGCGGCTGGCGCTGCTGCTTCCCAAGGGGTTTCTGCTGGCACGCAAGCTGTTAATAATTTAAGTAGTGGTATGACAACTGTGCAAGCACCGGCTGCGGCAGCAGGTGCAACTACGACTCCTGGTTTGACTGCGGCAACTACAGGTGCAGGTTACTCGGTTCCACAAACTACCTTAACTACCGCGCCAACAGTTGCGGCTAAGGTT